CTGATCCAGCACATCAACCAGTACCATCCCGAGGGCATGACCTCGAAGATGGGCAAGCCCGCGCTCGTCCAGGCGCAGCCGACAGCGGCCCAGCAACAGGCTTATGCCGGCGCCCAGAACGCCTATGCGGCCCAGCAGGCGCTGATCGCGAAGACGCAGGCCGAACAGGCTGCCGCCATCGCCGCTGCGGCCCCTCCTCCGCCGTCGTTCCCCAAGCCGGGCAATCCGCCGATGGAATCCGGCTCCACCAAACAGTCCCAAATTCAGGCCTTCGGCGAGAGCACGGCAAATCTGGCCGACAAGATCGGCGCCATCCAGGGCATCAAGGCCAACGCCAATCCCGGCGGCACGACAGAAGCCTACGCCAACGCATGGCTCGCACACCTGGGCGATCTGGGCGCGATGCAGGCGATGGCGGCTAAGCCCGCCGCTCCCCCGCCCCCGGCGGCGGCCCCGGCGGCGGCACCCAAGCCGCAGGGCAATGTCATCTCGGGCGCACCTAGCGCGCGGATGACGGATGCGCGGCGCCTGGAGAAGGTATCGATCAAGCCGAAGAGCAGTGACGGCGCCGACGCAGAGAAAGCGATGCCGTCGCTGGCTCCGTCGTTCTGGGAGGGGGGCACTGTCTCCGCTGCGGCAAAGAAATCGATCGAATTCTACGGCGGCTCCGCGTACCACAGCATGAACGGAATATTGCGCGATCCCGCGACGGCCAAGCACAATCCGGCCGCCATGCAGCATGTCGATAACATCGACGATCTGTTCTTCCGCGACGAAGCGATCGTCAAGGAGCCCATACAGATCATGCGCGGCGAGTCGCCGACACCGGAGCACGACCTGATGGGCGAGATCGCGGGATGGGAGGCGGGCCTCAAGGCGGGCTTCCCGCCCACGATCCTGGCACACCGCAAAGGCTACACATCCGCCTCGGCCTCCCCCCACCCCGCGTTCGCGGCCAAGTCCGTATGGTTTCAGTTCACCGCCGAGAAGGGGTCGCGTGTCCTGGGCGTCGCCGGAGAGGTCGGACATCACGAGAACGAGGTGCTGCTCAAGCACGGCCAGGAGATGGAGGTTTTCGAGATCATCCGGGATCACCCGACCCCCTACGGCAAGAAAACGTTGGTCAAGGCGATCATCAGATAACGGTCGCTAAAATGCGCTAAAATGATTATATGGGTAAATATAGGAGTAGAATGATGCCACAGGATGATGACGACCCGACGGCGGGGATGACGGAAGAGCAAAAGGCGAAATACTGGACTGAGCGCCGCTTTACTGATCCCGGCGAATACTATGCCAGCCCCGAGGACGCGGCAGCCGGCGAGGCGGCGATCGAGGCGGCCAAGGCAGAGTGGCGGGCGAACAAGGCCAAGTCAGACAAGTCGGGCGGCTGATGTCGAACCGGCTGCCAGCCGGCGCCGGACGCATCCTCCCGCCGATCCACGCGAATGCCGGGATCGCGGCCGATTATCGCCGTCGCCTTGAGCGCGAGATCGACGCGATGCAGAAGAGTTACGAATATTGGCTCGGCGTCTATTTGCGGCGCGATCCGCCCGCGACGCTGATGGCGGAAGACGTTTCACCGATGGCCGCGCTCACGCGGGCGCTGCGCGGCCTCGGCCGCCGCTGGCAGAAACGCTTCGACGACATGTCGGCCAAGCTGTCCCGCCTGTTCGTCCACGGCGCGACAAAGCACGCGACCAGCCGCGTCGAGTCCGTGCTCAAGGAGGCCGGATGGCAGGTCGAATTCCGGACATCCCCCGAGATCGCGGCCACGATGTCGTCGGCGATCGAGGAAAATGTCGGGCTGATCTCCGGGCTGCAAAGCCAGTTCCACGAGAAGGTATCGGGCGATGTGATGCGCGCCGTTCAGGCTGGTGGTGATCTGAAAACCATGGCTGATCGACTAACCGGGCAAATCGTCGAGGGCGGCCATATCACCCGCAAGCGCGCCATCCGAATTGCGCACGACCAGAATTCAAAGGTGGTCGCCTACGTCAGCCGTGAGCGGCAAAAGGAGAGCGGCATCACGAGGGCGTTATGGATGCACTCCTCGGCCGGCAAGGAGCCGCGCCACAGCCACGTGCAGTTCGCCGCCGGCAAGCTTTTGGGCGGCCCGGTGTACGATGTCGCGGAGGGCATCCCGGCCGTCGACTCGGCAGGCGGCGAGATCAGCGCCAGCGGATCGGCCCGCATCTGGCCGGGCACGGCGATCAACTGCCGCTGCACATGCCGGCCGATCCTGCCCGGCTTCGCCTCCGTCAGCGTGACCCCCGAGAAGCTGTATCAGCGGGCGCTGGCGCGGGCGCGGCCGGGCACGTAGGCAACGGCAGGCGGGGGCTTAGCTATCCCCGCCGACGATTCGGCCGTTCCTGATCCGTATGCCCACGCCCCGGAGGACGTGATCGGGGATCGTGTCATTGCCCGTTGCGTGTTCCCATGCCGATTGCAGCGCGGACAGGAAGTCGATCGCCGCGCCCTCAAGCGCCGGATCGTCGTCGAAATCGGCGCGGTATGCCGCGATGTCCGCGAGCTTCGCGTCGATCGCCGCGAGTGTCTGTTTGATCGTCACGGCTACGCGATCCCCAGGATGATATCGTCAATCTCGCCCAGGACGGAGTTCAGACGCGCCAGCCGATCGCGATGTTCTTTCGCGGCGCGGACGATCGCGTCGTCGCCCTGCGGATAGAAATTCCGGCCGTGCGGCGAGGCCTGCGCCAGCGCCTCGATCGCCTTATCGAGGGCTTCGCGGGCGCGCATGTTCTCGGCCACGAGATCGGCGCGGCATGTGCCGTTCATATGCACGGTCGGGATCATGATGTTGCTCATCGCGCCGCCCTCACTCGAAATCAGGATCGGCGAAGCGGATCATGCCGCGTAGCTCGTCGTAGGTAAGGCGCAGCACGATCACGTTGCCCTCGACTCCGACGACTTCGTACGCGACGACATAGGCGTCACGGCTCAGCCCCGTGACGGTACCTGCTTGAATGATCGTTTTTGTGGTATCGGAAACGCGCATCGGGATTTCTCCTCGTGTCCGGCCGGCGCATGATTGCCCGGCGACGAGGCCAAGATAAGGGCAGGCTAAAAATGCGCAATCGGAATAATGCGGCGTTCCGCGCATACCGCGAACGCGAATAGCAAGGAGGAACGGGGAAGGCGATGCCGATCCTCACGATCGCACTCGACCGCGATAGCGTCCGCCGCACGGATCAATATGGCCGCCTGCATGTCGCCGTCAGCCATCTGACCAAGGCGACCGTCAATCCATACAAGGGTTCGGAAATCCCGTCCTATCAGCGCCTGGACCTCGATCCGGGCCGCGTCTACCAACTGCTGCGCGATCCCGCCGAACTGCAAAAGGCGGTCCCGTCATTCAACAATATTCCGATCCTCGACCGGCACGTCCCCGTCACGGCGGCGGACAGCAAGCGCGAGCGCGTCGTGGGCAGCACGGGCACCGATGCCGCGTGGCACGATCCTTATATCGACAACAGTCTCGTATTTTGGGATGAACAGGCCATTGCCGACGTAGAGAACGGGACGCTGCGCGAACTGTCGGCGGCCTACGGCTACGATCCCGACATGACGCCCGGCATCTGGAAGGGCCTGCGATATGACGGCGTGATGCGGAACATCCGCGCAAATCATGTAGCCCAGGTCGAGGCCGGGAGGGCCGGCAGCGACGTCATGGTGATGGACTCGGCCCTCGATCTCAACGCGAAAGGACAGACGATGCAGACCCGGACGGTCCCCCTCTCGCCTCGGGCGATGCTGATCAAGGGCGCGGCCACCGCCTGGATCGGCGCGAACCTCGCCCAGGATCAGCAGATGCCCGATCTCAATCCCATCCTGATCGGCACGACGGCGAAGAACTACGCCGACAAGAAGGACACGATCGGCGCGGCCATCCGCCGGCTCACGATGGGCAAGCTGGCCGAGGACGCCGACATCACCGATCTCCACAAGCTGCTGGACGGGTTCTCCAAGCCGGGCGAGCCTCCCCCGGAGGAGGCATCGTCCCCCGTCCCCCCGTCGCCGCCAGTGCGCGACGACGAGCCCCGCGCCCTTGAGGGCGAGCTTGACCCGCAAGGCACCAACGCCGCGTCGATGGCGGCCGAGGATGACGATCTCGAGCAGAAGATCAGGGAAGTACTCGAGGGCAAGATCGACCCCGACGATCTCGAAATGGTGCTCAAGCTGATCCGGCCCGAGGAGGCCATGGAGGCGCCGCCGGACAACGGCGGGGGCGAGGGTGCCCCCCCACCCGGTGACCGCCGGGGCGCCCGCGACAACCGGGGCGCGGCCGACCAGCCCCCGCCGACAGCGGGCACGCCGCCTCCCCCCGTCCCCGGCAACGGTGGCGGCATCGATCGCGGCCGCCGGGGCGGGGCCCGCGACAACCGCGCCGCCAAGGACGCCAATCCCAAGATCGACCCAGGAGAACAGCCAGTGCCCAGCACGGGAGCGATGGATCGCGCCATCCGCGCGAACGCGATCGTCATGGATCGGCGGATGCAGGCCGCCATCGAGGCCGAGCGCGAGCGCGGCCGGATCGTCCGGGATACCTCGGAATTCGTCCGCCCATGGATCGGCAATCAGGCGATGGCCATGGACAGCGCCGAGGACATCCTGCGGCTGGCGCTGGAGACGCACGGCGTCGAGGCGCCCCCAACGGCGGACATCGCCAGCCTGCGCGCGCTGCTCAACCTCGTGCCCAAGCCCGGCGAGCGCCCCCGCGCGGGCGGCAACAGCCGGTTGGCCCAGGACAGCAAGACGGCCGTCGCCGGCACCTACGGCCGGTTCCCCGAACTCAAGGGCGCGCGCGTCATCGGCTGATCGGCAGCCTGTCCCCCACCCTTTCAAGGAGTGTCCCCGATGGGATTCCAGACGCAGGTCAACGTGCTCCCAGCCCCCGGCGTCGAGGGCGACTTCTGCAGCGCCAATCCGCGTGCGTCGGTCCTGGCGGGGCCGGGCGCGTTCGTGGCCGGGCCTAACGGATTGCTGGTCGGCCGCTTCGCCTGGGTCGATCAGGGCAATTATACCTTCGTCAACAATAGCGGGCAGGGCACGCCGGACGGCTTCGTCCATCGCGAGCAACAGGCGCTCATCACTGTGTGGCTGCAGGAGGCCACGATGCTGGTGCCGTCGGGCATCGGCGTGACGCTGCATCAGGCCGGCGATTTCTGGGTGGTCAATCGCGGCAGCGCCCAGGCCATGCCGCGCATGAAGGCGTATGCGCTGTTCGGCAGCGGCAGCGTCTCCTTCGCGGCCACCGGCAACCCCCCGGCCGGCGCCACCGTCACCGGCGCCGTCACGGCGAGCACGGGAGGCAGCACGGCTTCGACGATCGCCGACAACATCCTGACCGTGGGCGGGACCATCACGGGTGGGTACTATCCCGGCGCCACCGTCACCGGGACCGGCGTCGCGGCCGGGACGACCATCACCAGCCAGATCGACGGCACGCCCGGCGGGGCGGGGCACTACAACATTGCGCCGCGCAATCAGGCCATCGCCACGCCCCAGGCGATCAACTGCACTTATGGCACGCTCAACGTGACCGTGGCCGGCAGCGCCCCCCTGCAGGTCGGCGATCAGGTCACCGCCGGCACCGGCGCCGTCGTGGGCTCGACCATCACGGCGTTCCTGACCGGCGCGGGCGGCGTGGGAACCTATGTCATGAACAACAGTACCGCCGTGGCATCGACGGCCATTACCTTCGCCGGTGGCATCGAAACGAAGTGGTACGCCATGTCGTACGGGATGCCGGGAGAACTGGTGAAAATGTCGTCCTGGCCTCTCGGCTGATCGCCGCCTGCTGATCGGGCGATCCGCCCGCAACCCGAACGGAGACCGTCATGTCTTACATGTTCCCGAATATGGCGCTGGACAGCGGAATCGATCCGGACTGGATGGCGGATCGCGAGATGCTGCGCACGCTCAAGGGCATTCACATGCCCGACGATTTCCGGGGCTATTATCCTCCCGGCACGTCGCACGATTTCGGCATGGCCTGCGATGCGCAGCCGTCGCTGGTGACCGTCAGCAACGCGGGCATCCCGTCATGGCTGGCCAACTACATGGAGCCGAATCTGATCAAGGTTCTGCTCACGCCCAACAAGTGCGCGAAGATTCTGGGCGAGGTCAAAAAAGGCGACTGGACCACGCTGACAGCCACCTTCCCCGTGATCGAGCACACGGGCGAGGTCAGCACGTACGGCGACTGGAACGAGAACGGGTCGACGGGCGCCAACGCCAACTTCCCGCAGCGGCAGAGCTACCATTACCAGACCATCACGCAATGGGGCGAGCGCCAGCTAGAGATGGCCGCACTCGCCAAGATCGATTGGGCGAGCCGGCTCAACATCGCCTCGACGATCATCCTCGATAAGTTCCAAAACACGAGCTACTTTTACGGGATCAGCGGCCTGCAGAATTATGGGCTGCTCAACGATCCCATGCTGCATCCGCCGATCACGCCGGGGCCGAAGGCCGGCCCCGCCGGGCCGCTCTGGGTGACGGCGGGCGGCATCGTCAATGCGGCACCGTCGGAGGTATACACCGACATCCAGGCGCTGTTCGTGCAGCTTGTGATGCAGTCGGGCGGCCTGATCGAGGCGGACGCCGACATGACGCTGGCGATGCATCCGACAAGCGCCGTGGCGCTGACCGGGACCAACCAGTACAACGTCAACGTCTATGACCAACTGAAGAAGAATTTCCCGAACATCAAGTTCGAGACGGCGACGCAGTACGCGACGCCTGCAGGCAACATGGTGCAGCTTATCGCCAACGGGCTGGACGGCCAGGAGACAGGCTATTGCGCGTTCACCGAGAAGCTGCGGGCGCACGCCATCGTCAAGGAGATGTCCAGCTTCAAGCAGAAGAAGTCGCAGGGCACATGGGGCTCGATCATCTTCCAGCCGTTCGCCATCGCGGCGATGCTCGGCGTCTAGGAATACCGCGAGAGGAAGAGACTGTGGCCGGAACCGTGACGATTGCGTGCCGCTTGCCTAACGGGCTGTATCTCGACGTGGGCCGGCGGCCGGATGGCGGCCCGGCCCAGCGCGTCCGCGTCAACGGCTTCGCCCGCGAGGTCGGCATCGACCTCCCGCGCACCTATGCGCGCACGCCCGACGGGCTGCCGGTGGCCCCGCCCGAGCCTGGGACCGTCGTCGCCGGCTACGCGCTGACGCCCGGCGTCGATGAGGACATTTGGCTCGCATGGCTGGTCGAACACGAGGCCATGGAGATCGTCAAGCGCGGGCTTATCTTCGCGATGCCCAAGCACAACGATGCGGCGGCCAAGGCCAAGGAGTTAGCCGAGAACAAGTCTGGGCTTGAACCGATCGACCCGCACAAGCCGGGGCATGGCGTGGCGCTGGCCACCACCACCTGATACGCGCCCGGCGCGCAAACCGGAGGGCATATGGCCAGTCACGTGATGAACGAGCGGTTGAACGCGAACACGCGCTTGATCGTCGCGCGCCGCGACAACACCGAATCCGTGTCGTCGACCGCCAACCTCGCCGAGATCATCAGCGGATCGGCCGAGGCCGGCCCGATCAACGGCAGCGAGACGATCCTCGTGGTGCAGACCGACGCGGCGGGTCACGACGTCGGCGTGGCGATGGCCCTGGCGGACATCAGCGGCAGCGGCGATCCCGTCCCAGCCGATCAGGTGACGCTCGCCCCGCCGGTCGCCGGGGCCGCCAATGTGCAGGCCGGTCTGGAGGCCATGCTGCCGCTCTCCGGCGGCACGCTGAGAGGCGCCCTCGTCCTGGCCGGTAATCCGACGACCGGCCAGCAGGCGGCGAGCAAGGCGTATGTCGACGACGCCATCGCGGCGGCGGCGCCGACGGGGTTCCTGCCGCTGTCCGGTGGCACGATGACCGGCGCGCTGCTGCTGGACGACAACCCTGATGCCTCCATGCAGGCCGCGACCAAGCAGTACGTCGCGGGCTTGGTGGCCGCCCTGGAACAGCGCGTTCAGGCTTTGGAGAATCAGGTCGCGGCACCGCCCGCCAGGACGACCCCGTGATGCATGGCCAAGCGCCCGTTCGATATCGCGCGATGGGCGTTCTTCCTGTTCGCTCTCATCGTCGTCGCGACCATCATCGGCGCCCAGGAGATCATTTTCGGCTGCTTCTGGGTCACGTCGCACGGCATCGCCGAGCCGGCGTCCTGCACCGCCGGCAGCATCCGCAGTCTCGTGCTGGAGTTGATCGCCGGACTGCTGATCCTGATGCGGATCGTCCCGCGCCCGCCCGACGACGAACAAGACAAGGATGAGGAGCCACCGCCATGAGCGGCTGTACATGCACATCCGGTATCGTCGTCTTCGATCCGGCGAAGTTTGCGCTGTGGTTCCCGCCCTTCGCGGCCGTCCCCGAGGGGCAGGCGCAAGGCTACTTCTACCGGGCCACCAATCTCTGCGACAACACGGCCTGCTCGCCGATCACGGACACGAACCAACGCGAATACCTGATCTATTTGGCGATGGCCCACCTGCTGTCCTTGGCGGGCCTGCAGCCGGGCAGCGGCACCGGGGTGCCCACGGGCCTTGTCGGGCGCGTCAGCAGCGCCAGCGAGGGATCGGTCAGCGTCTCGACCGAATATTCGGGGTCCGGCACGCCCGGCGAGTCGTTCTGGACCCAGACGCCATGGGGCGCGGAGTGGTGGCAGGCGACTGCGCAGTTCCGCCAAATGCAGTATTACATCGGGCCGCAACCCTACCGGGAGCCGTATTTGCAGGCGCCATTCCGTGCGAGGCCATGGTGATGGCGTCCATCCGCAGAATCGGGCAGGGCTTCCGCCGCGTCCTGGGAGACATCGCCGACAAGCTGACGCGGGGGCCGGTGGGCCTCAAGGTCGGCTTTCTCGGGGGCACCTACCCGGACGGCACTTCGATACCTATGGTCGCCGTGTGGAACGAATACGGGACGACAAGGAAGGACGCGAGCGGCGGGCGCGTGCAGCACAGCCCGCCCAGGCCGTTCATGAGAAACACGATCGCGCGGGAAAAAGCCGGTTGGGCACCTGGGCTCGCGAGGGCGATCCAGACCAACCGCTATGAGGCCAAGGCGGCGCTGAACGTGTTGGGGCAGGTGATCGAAGGGCAGATCACCCAGACGATCAACGAGTTCGACGATCCGGGAAATGCCGCCAGCACGATTGCCAAAAAGGGTTTCGACAAGGCGCTGATCGACACTTCCCTGATGGTCAAATCAGTCGATTACGTCGTCGAGTGAGCGCCCCCCTTGGCCTCGACGTCGAGCGCGGCACGGGCCGCCTCGATGACGATCTGTTCCTCTACATAGATCAGTTGGCTCATCAGCCGCAGCGTCGGCGGATCGATCACCATGATGCGGAATTGCATCCGGGCGTTGGCGGGATGGACGACGACAGTCTGTGTGACGACGATCCCGAGCACGTCGGATTCAACGTTCTGTCCGAGCATCTTTTCGAGTTTGGCCAGCAGATCGGTGCGCTGCTTGGCGGCGGGCGGCAGGATGTCGTCGATGTCGTCGCTCATACCTCCGCCTCCGGCTCGATGGCGGGCGCGGTGGCCCTCTCGAATATCGTGCCGTAGGATTGCATGACGGTTTTCCTCACCTCGCCGTCCTCGTAGCTGATGACCGACACGGCTGGGACATCGGCGTGATCGCGTCCCCATTGCGCGGCTTCGGCGACAGACATCCAGGTGACGATTTTGGCCAGTTCCTCGGCCGTCGTCGTCGGATCGTCGGTGCCCTCACCTTCGCCATCCGGGCCGAAACTATCCCGGCCGGTGAGCACGCCATTTCCCCCGAGCGGCTGCTGCTGGCCTGGGATGGTGAAGAACGCCGCTTGCGGCTTGAGCAGAGCCTCGTCATCGACGAAGAGCACATCGCCGTTCTCGAACGCGAAACCTATGGTAAGTGTGCCCCGGACGTATCGCTGCAGATCGCGATAGTCCGCGTACGTCGTCTCTGTGATCGTTTTCGCGGTGCTGTCGATGTGGAAACATTTGTAGGCGGTCATGTGTGAATTCCCCGGTGTGCAAGGGCTTGATGCCCCACGCAATTATAGCGCGCGACCGGCGCCGGGCAAAGCTGGGGAGCAACGCCGCTGAATCTGCACTCCATCGTTTTCAACGCCATCGGGGCGATCAATCCGAACACTCAGGTGTCGATCCTGCGGAGCACCGGGCACGTGACGCAGCCGGACGGCACGCGGACCCCGCAATATGTTTCGCTGTCCGGCCCGGCGCAGGTGCAAGACCTGTCCATCGAGGATCTGCGGCAGATCGAGGGCCTGAACATTTCTGGCCTGAAAAAATCGGTTTACATCAATGGGCAATGGAGTGGCGTTGTCAGGGCCGATCAGCAGGGCGGCGACATTTTCGGGTTCGACGGCGCACAGTGGCTGGCCGTGTCGGTACTCGAGGGCTGGACGCGGGCAGGTTGGTCGAAAGTCTTGGTCGTGATGCAGTCGCCGCGCCCGCAGCAGAGTATCGGCGATCCGTACGTCATCGGATTTTCGGCGATCGGCATGGGGTCGATCGGCAGCCCATAAGGGAGGATGTCATGCCGCTCACGTCGAAAGGCGAAGAGATCAAGGACGCGATGCAGAAGCAATACGGCAAGGAGAAGGGCGAGCAGGTGTTCTACGCCAGCAAGAACAAAGGCACGATCGGCGGCGTCGACGCCCAGCCCGGCATGATGACGGCGCCCAGCGCCGGGGGGCCGTCAGGCGGCCCGCGCAAGACACCCACGTGGCCGGGCCGCGTGGTGTGAGGGCGGAGGATTGCCTCCCCCGCCCTCGGCCCCGTGTCGGCCTCGCCGCGCCAAGGCAAGCCTCGACTGGCCAAACCACGCCGATCCACGTCGGCCATTCCGCGACCTACTCCCCGCGTGCCCCGATGCCTCGGACGCGGTCCGTGATGGATCATAACGTGATGGCGCCATGGCTGCGATAGTCAGTTTTACCGAGAGCGACATCCTTACGGCGGCACGCGCGCTGCTGCTCGGGATCGTTCCTGCCGGTGTCGAATGCATAAAAGGTCAAGTTAACCTCGTTCCCGAACCGCTCGGCCCGGATTACGTCGTCTTCTGGCCGCTGCGGCGCGAGCGCCTGTCCACCAACGTCGATGCCGATCTCGACAGCATCGCCGTCGGCGAAATCAACCTCACGACCCTCACCATCGCCTCGATCGTCCAGGGCGGCCCCATCGTTCCCGGCATGTCCATCGCCGGGCCGGGCCTGATCCTCGGGAGCATGATCGGCAAACAGCTTACCGGGACGCCCGGCGGCATCGGCACGTACGCGGCCAGCCCGAGCCAGAACTCACCGTTGGGCAACATCTATTTCGGCACCCACGCAATGATGCAGCCGGTCGAGTTCTGCCTGCAGGTGGACTGTCACGGGCCGAACAGCGGCGACATCGCCCAGGCGATCAGTACGGTGACCCGCGATCCCTGGGGCTGCACCGCGATCACGCGGGGAGTGACGGGCACGCCGGTCGATGTGCAGACTTTGTTCGCTTCCGATCCGGCGCAGATGCCGTTCATCGGCGGCGAGTCGCAATGGGCCGAGCGATGGAGTTTAGAATGGCATCTGCAGGCCAATCTGACGACCCGGCTTTTCCAAGACTTCTTCGACGAGGTGCATGCCGATATGATCCCCGTCGACATCCTGCTGCCCGGCGCCTTCGCGATCGGCGTCTCCGCTATAGGCGTCGGGAAAATACCATGACAGGAGCATAGACATGTCAGGCACAGCTTTCGCGATCCCGGCCCGGACCATCGCCAATGTCACGCCGAGCGTCATCAGCGCGGGCGGCACGGCGCTCGATCTCGTCGGAGTGTTCGTCACCGACAACATCCGCGTCCCCAGCGGCATCGTGCTCACCTATCCGACGCTGACCGACGTGCAGAACTATTTTGGCGCCACCGATCCGCTCACGTTGCTCGCCGGTACCTATTTCCTCGGCTACGACAGTTCGTTCATCAAGCCGGGCAGCATGTGGGTCGCGAAATACGCGACCACGGCGCTGGGCGCATGGGCGCGCGGGGCAACCGTGGCCAGCATGACGATCGGCGAATTGCAGGCGCTCAGCGGCAGCATCTCGGTCACGGTCGATGGCGTCGCCTATACCGCGCCGTCGATCAGCCTCGCGGCCGCGACGAGCTTCTCAGCGGCCGGCAACATCATGGCGAGCGCGCTGGCGCTGCCGCCCCTGTCGACCGCCAGCTTCACCGGCGCCATCGCGGGCAACACGCTCACGGTCAGCGCCATCACGGCGACCGATAATGTTTCCATCGGCGACAATCTCGCCGGGGCCACCGTGACGGCGGGGACCACCATCACGGCGTTTGTCACCGGCACCGGGGGCAACGGCACCTATACCGTCAGCGGCGTGCCGCAGACCGTTGCGTCCGAGGCGATGACGGCCAGTCAGCCGGCGATCACGTTCGATAGCATCATCGAGGCCATGGTCATCAACAGCGCCTCGACGGGCGCAACGTCCTCGGTCGGCTATCCGACCGGCACGCTGGCCGCCGCGCTCAATCTGACCCAGGCCACCGGGATCGTGCTCAGCCAAGGGATGACGCCCTCCAATCCCGCCGGCTTCATGGACTCCGTCACGGCGTTGACCGAGGACTGGGCGAGTTTCACGACGACGTTCGACCCCGACGGCGGGACGGGCAACACCGCCAAGCTAGCCTTTGCGAAATGGACGAACGACGCCAGCAGCAACTTCCTCTACGTGCCATGGGACAGCGATCCCCTGGCCAGCCAAAGCCCGAATGCGACGACGACGCTGGGCGCGCAACTCAAGTCGGCCTCATACAGCGGCACCTCGCCGGTCTGGTCGCCAGCGGACGGGCCGAACAAGGCGGCGTTCATCCTCGGCGCGGTGGCCTCGATCGACTTCTCCCAGACCAACGGCCGTCCGACGATGATGTTCCGCAAGCAAAGCGGGCTCGTCCCGGACGTCATCACCGGCTTCGTCTCGGGCAACCTGACGGCCAACGGATACAATTATTACGGGGCCTGGAGCACGTCCAACCAGACGTTCCAGTTTTTGGCCGAGGGCAGCCTGTCCGGCGCGTTCGCGTGGATCGACAGCTATATCAATTCGATCTGGCTGACTAATCAGTTTCAGGTGGCACTGATGGTCCTGATGACCTCGGTGCCGAGCATCCCCTACAACCCGTTCGGATACTCGCTGATCTACGCGGCGCTGATGGACCCGATCAATCAAGGGCTCAACTACGGCGCGTTCCGTACCGGGGTCACTCTCAGCGAGGCGCAGAAGGTCGAGGTCAACGCGCTGTCCGGGGCGAGGATCGATCAGATCCTGACGACGCAAGGATATTTCCTGTCGATCCGCGATCCCGGCGCGCAGGTCCGGGCCGCGCGCGGTTCGCCGCTCGTCAACTTCTTCTACATGGACGGAGGCGCCGTCCAGCACATCGACATGAGCAGCATTCTGGTCATGTAATCCCCCAGCCCGAAGGAGAGAACGACATGGCCACCCTCACGTCGGCCAATAGCGTCTATGCGCTGGTCATCGCCAACCTGTATCCGGCCCCGGTGATCCTGCAGGGCTACGCCGCCGACGACATGTTCCGCACTGCGGTGGTGCGGCCGGTCGAGGTGCAGATGGGCGTCGATGCGATCCTGTCGGGCGGCTGGACGGCGGCGCCCAAGGTGCAGAACATCTCGCTGGCGGCGACGAGCGAGAGCAACCTCATCTTCGAGCAGTGGTACAACGCGCAACAGCAGGCGCGGGAAGTCTACATCGCCAACGCGATCATCACCGTCCCCGCGATCAGTCAGGTCTACACGGCGACCAAAGGGTTCCTGACCGGCTATCCGCCGATGGCCGACGCGCGGCGGCTGCTGCAGCCCCGCGTCTACGAAATCACCTGGGGCGAGATCATCGGGGCACCCACGGCGCTGGCGGCCTGACGCGGATGGCGCGGCGCACGTCGATCCTGACGATTACCGAGGCCGGGCGCGACCAGGGCAAGATTTTCCACATCCGAGAATTGCCCGCGTCGCAGGCCGAGGATTGGGCGAGCCGGCTGATGATCGCCCTGTTCCGCAACAATTCCCAGGTCACGCCGGGCATCCTCAATCAGGGCGCACGCGGGGCGGCGTTGCTGGGGATCACCGGCCTGGGCGGGCTGTCCTGGCAGGAAGCCAAGCCGCTGATGGACGAGATGATGTCGTGCGTGACGATCCAGCCCAATCCGGCCGATCCCAACGTCATCCGTCCCCTGATCGAATCCGACATCGAGGAGGTCGCGACCCGGCTGCGCATCCGGGAGGCAGTCATCGGTCTCCACCTAAATTTTTCGTCGGGCGTGAGGCTCCGAGACTTGATACAGGCCGAGTCCGCGCCTCGCACCACCGGGAATGGGCAGAGTACCGGAATGTCAGCGGAGCCATAGGCGCCGTCATCTCGGCCGGGCTGGCGACCCTGCACGAGCTAGATACCGTCTACGGCATCAAGGACCTATACGATCTGCTGGAGATCGTGCAGGTCGACGGCTTCAACGGATGGCTCGCGTCGCAACGGGAGGAGTGATCGTCGGTGCCGACGCTGCTAGAAGAATTCGTCATCAAGATCGGCCTCGATCCGTCTGATTTCCGCGCCGAGATCGCGGCCACCGAGAAGGACTATGACCGCCTCGGCAAGACGGCGGAAACGACCGAGGCCCAGTTATCGGCCTACTGGAAAAAGGCGGCAGCGGACGCCAAACAAGCTGCCAAGGATACCAAGCAGGCGGCTGACGACACCGCCGCGCAGGCCCAGGCAAGAAGCAAGAGCATCCAGCAGGCGCTGCAGCCCGCGCAGCAGGCCATCACCGGGCTGCGCAATGAGTTCCTCGCGTTCTTCGGAATATTCAGCCTGTCCACCGCCGGTATCGAGCGGTTCTTCACCAACATCATGACCGGCACCATGCAGTTGGGCCGGCAGGCGCAGATGCTGGACACGACGGCGCAATCGCTCGGCACCTATCAGGGGATGTTGCGCGGCGTCGGCGGCACGGCGGAGGACGCGGCGCAGTCGATCGGCGCGATCACCGAGGGCATCGCGGAGTGGAAGAATTTCGGGCAGCCGACCGCGCAACTCGGGATGATCTCGCAGTTCCTCGGCCAGAGCTTCGGCCAGATTGCCGGCGCCGATCCGGCCGATGTCATCGAGCAAATCTATCAACGGATGGCCGCCAACGGGATGGACCCGGCGAGCCGGCGCGCGATGTTCCGGCGCATGGGGATGGCCGAGTCCAACGTGGCCGAGTCAGAGCTACCCCCGGAGGAGCGGGCGCGACGCAAGGCCGAGTACGCGAAAATCCAGCCCAGCCCGGATGATGTCAAAGCGTTCTCTAACATGAATTTCGAACTCGGTCTGATGCACGACCGTGTCAGTTTCCTGGCCGAGAAGGTGGCCGTCGCACTCGTCCCAGAACTCAAGAAAGTCGTGCAGGCGGTATCCGATTGGGTCGACGCCAATAAGGACTGGCTCCGCGACAACCTCGTGCAGGACATCAGGGCCTTCGTCACCGCCATCGTGGGCATCGCGGAGACGGTCAACAATATCGTCCAGGCGATCGGCGGATGGCAGGTCGCGGTCGAACTCCTGACCGGCGCATGGCTCGTCTTCAAGGGCATTCAGGTCGCCTCGATGATCATCGGGATCATCGGGACGATCACCGGAATGAACGTGGCGCTGGGGATATCGCTGGTATCCATCGGCGCGTTGGTGGCCCCGTTCCTTGCCATCGCCGCCGCCGTCGCGGCGATCGGCGCCGGCCTGTATCTCGCCGCGACATCTCCGAACTCGACGAGTGCCGCCAACAAGCGGGCCGTGGACGCCGGGCTGACGGAGCATTCGACGCTCACAGATCCCTGGGAGACGACCAAACGCATGTTCCAGGGCAAACCGGGCGTGTGGTTCACCGATCCCCAAGGCAACGAGGTGTCGCAGGACGAGGTGATGCGGCGCTACGGCGGCGATCAGGGTGCGGCCACGGGCGGCGGGGGCACCGGCAACATCACTTCGACCAACCGCCAACTACAGGATCAAGGCCCGAGCCAATACGACGCGCAGATCGCGGCGGCGGCGGCGGCGCACGGGCTCGACGCGGCAACCTACCGGCGCCAACTGCAGGCGGAGAGCGGGCTGAGCAATCTGTCGGCAAACTCGGCGGGCGCCGCCGGAGTGGCGCAGTTCATCCCCTCCACGGCCGCTGAATACGGCGTGAATGCCATGGACCCCGCCTCGTCGATCGAAGGCGGCGCGCGCTACATGGCCAACCTCAAGAATCAGTTCGGCGGCAACACCGCGCTGGCGCTGATGGCCTATAACTGGGGACCGGGCGCCGTGCAGAACTGGATCAAGGGCGGACGCAGGGGGCCGGTGCCCGAGGAGACGCGCAATTACGTCGCCCGGATCATGGGGCCGGGCGGGCTCGCGATGGCCAACGCGGGGCGCGCGGGCGGCGCCGGGGGGGCAGACGCCACGGGGACGGTGGCCGCCCTGCAGCGGGCGCAGCAGCCGCCAGCGGCCGCCCTGCCCGCCGCCGCGCAGACGCAGGCAGCCGTGGGCGCGGGCATCGCGGCGACGCGGGCCGCCGGAGCCACGCATACCGCCCACAATGACAACACGACCACGGTGACGGTCGGGTCGGTGACGATCCAGACCCGCGCCACCGACGCCGACGGGATCGCCAAGGACATCGCGGCCAAGCTGCGGAAATACGCGTACGTCACCCAAGCCAATTACGGGCTGACCTGATGGCGACCTTCCCCGGCGTCCCCCCGCTTAGCGCGGCGAAACAGGCGCCGTTCCTGGCCGGCGCCGGCATCATCCGGGCCGGGACGGCACTCCTCAGCCAATTCTTCGGCACGCCGCAGTGGGGCATCTTCAACGCCAAGACGGGCGCCACCGTCGCCGCCTTCGACAGCGTGCTGTCCGTCGAGTATCGCCACGAGACGGATGTGATGGACTATCGGGTCGAGCAGGGCGCGTTCCAGTCGTACAACAAGGTGCAGCTTCCCTGGGACGCCAAGATCAGGTTCGTGACTGCGGGCGGAACGGGCATCCTGGGCAGCGGCATCGGTGGGGCCAGCGGCTTCTTCGGCATCGCGCCGCAAGGCGTGTCCAATCGCGAGGCCGTCCTGAACGCGCTCGAAGCCGCATTGCTGTCGCTGGATATCTATCAGGTGATTACCCCGGAGGTCACCTATCCCAGCGCCAACATCGTCGATTACAGCTATGAGCGATCGGCCAGCGGAGGGGTCAATCTGCTCGTCGTCGACGTGCGCGTGCGCCAGATCATCGCCACCGCCACGGCGCAGACTGCCGCGCTGATCAATAACCCGCAGAACCCGGCGGCGGACCCCGCCAACAGCAACGGATCGACGGCCGCGCAGAGCGTCGCTCCTGCCAAGACGCCGACGCCGACGACGCCGACGACGCCCCGATACACCGGGACGATCCCCGCCGCCGTGCCGCAAAGCCAGTTTCCGACCCAGGGCACAACCGTTCCGGCCGACGCGCCGAGTTCGACGGCACCGGCGGCCATGCCGGGCGGATTCACGCCGCAGAACCCGATCATCAACCCGTTCGCGACGGGCATCACATGAACGGGCCGTCACTCTACCGGGCGGTTATCCCGCTGCAGGCGGTGCCCGCGCAGACGCTGACGTGTCAGCTAATGGGGCAGAATACTCAGATCAACGTCTATCAGAAGACGACCGGGTTGTTCGTCGATGTCGGGCTCGACAACGCCCTGATCATCGCGGGCGTGCTTGCCTACGATCGCAACAGGATCGTCCGGGACGTCTATCGTGGGTTTTCCGGCGATATCGCTTTTTGGGACAGTCAGGGGACCGACGATCCCTACTATACCGGCATCGGCATCCGCTGGTTCCTCGGCTATTGGAGCAACCCATGAGCGGCTCTAGCCCTGGCGATTTCAGCGCATCCTCGACCACGTCGTTTGTCGTCCACCGGCCGAAGCCCACCCTGCAGCCCACGCCGGCCGGTGTGCTCAACTATATCGAGCGCAAGATCGACCTGACATTCCAGCTTAATTCGCAGGCCAAGCCTGTCGGCGTGGCGGCCGGCCCGGACACGCCCAACGTATTCAAAGAGACCGGCGGCAACGTCGTCAAACTCAGCGGGCTGCGCTGCTCGGTCAACATCAACAAGACCGCCGGCAAGGTAGACGCCCATGTGCAGGTCTGGGGCATGACGCTCGATCAGATGAACAAGCTGTCCCTGCTGGGCACCCAGTACAGCGCAATCGGGATGAACCGGCTGACTATCGAGGCCGGCGACGCCGAGAACGGGATGACCGAGGTGTTCACGAACGGCGCGATCAACGCGGCCTATCTCGACGCGCGCGGGATGCCGGACGTCTCCTTCGTGCTCGAAGCCGCCGCCAGCGGGTTTCAGCAAGTCGTGCCCGTGGCACCGACCAGCCTGCCGGGACCGTCGGTCGACGTGGCCACGCAGATGAAGCAGTTCGCGACGCAGATGGGTTTCGATTTCCACGACGGCGGCGTCAATGTGAAACTGCCATCCTGCTACTTCGCGGGCTCGCTGTGGGATCAGGCGCGGGTCTGCGCGCAGCATGCCAATATCGGTTGGATCGTCGATCACGGCGTGCTGTCGATCTGGCCGAAGAACACGACGCCACCCGGACGGGTCATCCTGATCGGCCCGACCAGCGGTCTCATCGAGTATCCCACCTTTAGCTCGTTCGGCATCGAGGCAAGCTGCGCCTTCTATCCGGCGCTGATCGCCGGGCCGTCAGGCGGCATCAATCAGACGGTGGAAATTAAGAGCGAAATCCAGAGCGCTTGCGGGCAGTGGAATATTTTTCAGCTTACGCTGGAATTGGAGAGCGAGAAGCCCGGCGGCGCTTGGTCTATGAATTTCGCGGCCGGCGTAGACCCGGCGCGAGGAGGCAGAAGCGCATGACCGACAATACGACGTATCTCGGGTTCCAGCAGCCGGCGGATCAATCCGACGACTATCATTCCATCGGCTTCCTCATCACCAAGGCGCTCGCCGAACGGCAGACGGCAACGCTGGTCAAGATCGTGGCCGTGCATGGCGGCGGAGGTGCTGCGGCCGCCGCCGGAACAGTGGACGTGCAGCCGATGGTGCATCAGATCGATCCTAATGGCACCGTCGTCCCGCATGGCGTCATCCACGGCCTGCCCTATCTGCGCCATGGCGGCGGCAGCGACGGGATCATCTGCGATCCCAAGGTCGGCGATGTCGGAATATGCTCGTTCGCCAGCCGCGACATCAGCACGGTCAAGACGACGCGCCAGCCGTCCGGGCCGGCCTCGCGCCGGCAGCACGATTGGTCCGACGGGATGTATCATGGTCAAATTCTGAATTTGGCCCCGACGCAGTGGATCAGGTTTTCCGCCACCGGCGTCGAAATTCACAGCCCCAACGGCGTGACGATCACCACACCGAACGACGTGACGATCCAGAGCCAGACATTGACGATCAACGCCAATGTCCTGTTCAACGGCACGGTGGTTGCCAATGGCCACGTCATTGACGAAAGGCACGAGCACACCGGCGTGGTCTCGGGCGGCGCCAACACCGGCCCCGTCACATGAGCGGATTGACGACGCCGGTCCTCCCGACGACGGCCGTCCCGCCGGTCATTCTGGGGCCGACCGGCCCGGTGCTGCCGACCGAGGCGGAAGTCCTCGCGGGCGTTTTGGCCGATCTCAACACGGCGTTCGGCGGCGCGATGAACTCGGCGTTGGAGACGCCGCAAGGGCAGCTTGCGTCTTCCGAGACCGCGATCATCGCCGACAAAAACGATCAGGTTCTGTTCCTGTCGCAGCAATCCGACCCGCTCTATGCCGATGGCCGCTATCAGGACGCATTGGCAAGAATTTATTTCCTCAACCGCAAGCCCCCCACCCCCACCGTCGTGCAGGCGCTCTGCACGGGCCTGGGCAACGTCGCCATCCCGGTGGGCACGCTCGCCCAGGACACGGCGGGCAACGTCTACACCTGCCAGCAGAGCGGCGTGATCGACGCGACGGCGGGCAACGTGACGCTGCCCTTCGCCAATCTCATCTACGGACCCAACCCGTGCCCGGCCGGCAGCCTGTCGGTCTATCGGGTGGTGCCCGGCCTGGACACGATCAGCAACGCGGCTGATGGCGTGCTCGGCACCGTCGTGGAGTCGCGCACGGATTTCGAGACGCGCAGGGAAGCGAGCGTGGCGGGCAACGCGGTCGGCCTGCTCGTGTCGGTGGCGGCCCAGGTGTTCGCGCTCGCGGACGTGACCGACTGCTACGCCACCGAAAACTGGACCAGCACGGCGACCACGGTGGGCGGCGTCTCGCTGCTCCCCAACAGCCTGTACGTCTGCGTCGCGGGCGACACCGACGCGAACGTGGCGCAGGCGATCTGGCAGAAGAAGTCGCTCGGCTGCAACTACACCGGCAACACCACGGTCAACGTGCAGGACACGTCGTCATGGTACTCGGCGCCTTATCCGACCTATCCGGTCACTTTCGAGCGGCCGGCCGACGCGACCATCGCCTTCGTCGTCACGCTGCGCAACAATCCCGCCATCCCGGCCAACGCGCTGACGTTGATCCAGACCGCGATCATCAACGCATTTGCGGGCGCCGATGGCGGCGGCCGGGCGACCATCGGCCAGAGCCTGCTGGCGTCGCGCTATGTCTATGCAGTCGTCTCGCTCGGCGCCTGGGCGCAGGTGCTCACGCTGACCATCGGCCTGCAGGGCGGCGCGCAGGGCGACGCCGTGACGCTGAACATCAATCAGATCCCGGTCACCTCGGCGGCCGACATCTCGATGGTCACTCAGTAAATGCGGAACCCCGAACAGACTATCATCAGCCAATATTTTGACAGCACGACGATCCAGACGATCGTCAACTACATGAACCAATGGAAAGGGCCGGAAGCCGACATCGAGCTTCTCTACGATGGCGTGTGGAATCTCGATACCGCCGTCGGCTATGGTCTCGACAGATGGGGCCGCATCGTCGGCGTCGGCCGCGTCGTGCAGACCGTGGCCGGCGGCCCGTATTTTGGGTTCGCCGAGGCGCAGGACCCGAACGCGATCAGCGGCTTCGGCTGGGGCGGCCCGTTGTTCGCAGGCGGTCCGACGACGGGGAACAACACGTTGGACGATGCCGGTTTCCGGACCCTGATCCTGGCCAAGGCGGCGGCCAACATCAGCGATGGCTCGGCGGCCTCGATCAATTCGATCCTGAACACGTTGTTCGGCGCGAGCGGGAAATGCTACGTGGTCGATGGCCTGAACATGACGATCACATACACTTTCGAGTTCTGGCTCGACAAGCTGCAGGCGGCGATCTTCTACCAGAGCGGCATCATCCCACGCCCCGCCGGGGTCCAGGCTATACTCAAGCAGGGGCCATGAGGAACCGGCATGCAAGCGACACAAATTCCGCCGAAATACAACATCCCCTTCGCTGGCGGCGCCGGCTCGACCTATGTCCGGCCGATCCCGCAGGCGAGCCAGATCGGGCTGCAACTCGGCGCGGCGAGCCTGACGGACGGATTCCCTCCCGCCACCTTCCTCGACATCGCCAACGGCGGCTCGTGGCCCTGGGGCGCCGATTTCAACGGGATACTCCGCCAGGAGACGCAATGGTCGCAGTGGCTCAGCGCGGGCGGCCCGATCCGCTACGACGCGACGTTCCAGACCGCGATCGGCGGCTATCCCAACGGCGCGCGCGTCATGTCGGCCGCCACGCCGGGGCTGTATTGGTACAGCCTCAGCGACAATAACGTCACCAACCCGGACGCCGCCGGGGCCGGCTGGTCCGTGCCATGGTTTCCCGATCCGGCCAGCGCCGCCATCAACATCGTCGGCTCGGGCACGAACGGGGCCAACGTCCTGCTGTCCGGCAACGGCACCACCACGCCGAACAAGACACTGCGCGCCGTCTCCGGCCAGTTCCAGATCATCAACAGCGCCTATAACCGGGCGATCCTCAGCCTCGATGACGCGGGCAACCTCACCGCCTCGGCGGGCGTCATCGGGCAGAACCTCTATATCAGCCAGAACGCATCGATCAGCGGCAGCCTCACCGTCGGCGGCCCGCTCACCTCGGGATCGATGCACTCGACCGGCAGCCTGCAGATCGACGGCGCCGCCACCATCAACGGATGGCTCACGGCGGGCGATATCGTCTCGACCGGCGGCCTGTTTTTCAGCGGCAACACATCGAGCGGGGCTTATCTCCAATATCAGCCGAGCAATGGCTATTGGTATTTCGTCCAGGGGAACACTGTCGTCGGGCAGTTCGGGCCCGGCGGCAATTTCGACGCGCCGGCCAGCGTCACTACCGGATATCTCCACACAACCGGAAGCGCGCAGATCGACGGCAACCAAAACATCAACGGCAGCATCACCGCCGCCTGGATGCACAGCACTGGCAGCTTGCAGATAGACGGCACGGCCATCGTCAATGGCAATGTCGAGGCGCGCGGGGCGGTCATTTCCGACAGCGGCACGTTCTACGCCAACACCGGCGGCGGCGGCTATTACCTCTCCCGCAGCACCGCCGATGGTTACTGGCGCTTCGCCGATAACGGCAACATCCTGGCCACGATCACCACGGGCGGCGATATCAACGCCACCGCGTCCCTGCACTCCTATAGCGGCCGCATTGTATCGGTCGGCGGCCAGCCATCGGTCGGCATGTTTGCCGGCAACGCCGCCTGCTCGGGCTTCTGGGTGGACTCCAACGGCAACCTGAGCTTCGGCGGCATGGACGGCGCCGCGAATCCCTCGGTCGGCTGGGGCTATTTCGACAACGGCCAAAATCTCCACGTCAATCAGAGAATCTTCGCCGGGCTCGATCTCGAAGCCGGACGATATCTGGTGGCAAACGCCGGTGCCACCGGCACCGGCAACGGCAATATCGGCACGATCCTCGCCGACTTCCCCTTCTATATCTCCGGCAACGGCTACACGAGGCTTCCGAACGGGCTGATCATCCAGTGGGGCAACGTCGCCGCCAACGGCCCGCTCTACGTCAATCTGCCGATCGCGTTCCCAAATCTCGGGCTGTCCTGCGTCATCAGCGAGTCCGCGCCGAGCGGGACGTGGGGGAACAACTATCCGTCCGTCCACGGCGCCCAATTCTCGAACAACGCGCAGATATTGACGTATAATCTGCAATGGCAGGGCAACGGCTGGGGCAGCACCAACACCGCCTTCTTCTTCATCGCGATCGGATTCTGACATGGCAAAATACGCGATCGTCGCTGGTAATAATCCCCAACTGGTCGTCGGCTGGGTCGATACGGATTTCGTCACCTATCCGACACTGCCGTCATCCGAGCGCATGATTCCCATCGGCGACGCGACATGGCAACATCATCTCCAGGACCTCAACGCCAAGCAACTCGGCCCGGCGCGCAACCTCATCGACTACGTGCCGCCGCCGACGCCATCCGGCGCCCCGCCGACACCGAAATGGCCGGACTGACCCGTGTCGACGCTCCTGCTCGACCCAACGACCTGGGACCTCATGCTCGACGCCAACGGCAACATCGCCCTGGCGACGGAGCCGTACAGCACCGCCCAGGACATCGCGAGCGCGTGCCGTCTGTTCCTCGGCGAACTCTGGTATGACACCACCAAGGGCGTGCCGTACTGGCAGGATATCCTCGGGCAATCCCCGAATGCCGGGCTGATCAAGCTACGGCTGCAGGAAGCCGCCCTGACCGTGCCCGGCGTGGCCACGGCGCAGGTCTCGGTCACATTCGACGAGGCCACCCGGACTATCGGCGGCGTGATCGAGGCGACGACGACGGTTGGGGCCGTGGTGGTGGTCGGCGTTCCCGTCACCGGCGGGCCGTTCACCGTGGCCATCTCCGCGATCGGCAGCACGGATTACATTCCGCCCCCGAGGTCACGATGAGCAATAACAGCGTCACCCTGATCGCTGGCGAGACGCCGACCGCCACGCAATGGACCAATTTCTTCGCGCTCAAGGTGGACGCGCAAGGCGGCGTGCTGAACGCCGGCACCGTCACCCTGGTGGGCGACGCGACCGTCCCGCTCGGCGCGGTCACGCTCCAACAGCTTCAGGCCAGCGCGGCGGCCGGGGGCGGCACGGTCAAGTCGATCAGCGCCTCGGGCGGCACCACAGGACTCACCTTCGCCGGCAGCCCGATTACCGTGTCGGGCACCCTCACACTCGGCGGCACGCTGGCGGTCGCCTCGGGCGGCACCGGAGCCGCCAGCCTCGCCGCCGCACCGTTCATCAATCGGGCCGGCGACACCATGACAGGCCCGCTGATCCTGTCGGGCAATGCCACGGTCCCGCTCGGCGCCGTCACCCTCCAACAGCTACAGGCCGGCGGTGGCGGAGCCGGCTCGGTCACGTCGGTCGCGGCGTCCGGCGGGACCACCGGACTCACCTTCGCGGGCAGTCCGATCACCTCCACCGGCACGCTCACCCTGGGCGGGATACTCGCGGTCGCCTCGGGCGGCACCGGCGCCAGCACGGCAGCCGCCGCGCCATGGCTGCCGGTCGCCGGAGGAACACTCACCGGCCCGCTGATCCTGGCGGCGAATCCAACGGTTCCGCTGGGGGCAACCACCAAGCAGTACGTCGATAGCTTGCCGGCGGGCGCCATCATCGGCGACACGGCTCCGGCGACGCCCAAGCCGGGCGCGCTCTGGTGGTCCAGCGTCGATGGCCAGCTTTATGTCTACTATCAGGATGCGAACTCCTCGCAGTGGGTCGCGGCCACCACCCTCGCCGGCACGTCGCTGGTCACCAGCTTCAACACCCGCGTCGGCGCCGTCACGCTGACCAATGCGGACATCACCAGCGCGGGCGGGCTGCTGCTCAGCGGCGGCACGATGACCGGCGCGCTGACCGCTCCAAACATCATCGGCACTTCAACCTACGGCGGTTCCAATTCGGGGCTTCAGACCGCAGCGGGCATGAGTTTCGTTCAAACCGGACAAACGACCGACGAAAACATTACGGACTTCCTGGTGCAGCCCCATATGTTTGAATTACGTTTTATAAACGATGCACAGGTACTCACCACTTCGCCGATAATCTTCAATCGCTCCGGTATCAACTGCGTGGGCATCACCGTCAGCGCGGCAATCACCCTGCCCGCCGATCCGACCACCGCCCTACAGGCCGCGACCAAGCAATATTGCGATATGCGCTCAATCTCCAATGTCGGGCGCAACCTGCTGCATAACAGTATGTTCAACATCTGGCAGCGCGGCACAGGGCCATTCGCCGGCAATACCATCGCAGCCGATCGCTGGCGGAGTTCCATCGCGGGGGGCGACGCCTGTGCCACCGGCGAAGGCACCGTTACCGATACGATGCGCGGTCAGATCGGCGACGAAGCGGCGACAACATGCCTGCAAAGTGTCGTGACCGGGACGGCAACCGCCGCCTCGCTGACCTATCAAATACAGGCGATTGAAGGCGTGCGACGACTGGCCGGCAAGGCAGTCACCGTCAGCTTCTGGGCCAATTCCTCGGCAGCACTCAATATCGGCATCAACATCTCGCAGGTATTCGGTACCGGAGGCTCGCCATCGGCGGGATTGTGGGCACAGACAACCGGGGCGCGGATCACGACCGGTGGGACATTGACGAGATATACCGCAACCATAGCGATGCCAAGCATCGCCGGCATGACGCTGGGCACCAATGGCGATGACTATAGCGGGCTGGCGTTGTTCCTCAGTTCCGGCGCGACCAACGCGGCGGCATCGGGAAATGTCGGCGTGCAATCGGGCACGGTGAATATATGGGGCGTGCAACTGGAGATCGGGAGCACCGCGACGCCATTGGAAAAACCGGACCTACAGCAAGAACTCGCGAAGGCGCAACGGTTCTTCCAGGTTGGAACCATCAATCTTGCCGGATACGGCGGCGCAGGCATAGGGGCTAGTTATTTCATGCCGTTCCCGGTCCCCATGCGGGCGAGCCCAACGGTCACGCCGACCTATACCACGCAAACCAACTGCAGCGGTTCAGGGCCGACTTCTGTCAGTCCGGCCGGTTTCGTTTCCTACACCGTCACGACGGTTGTCGGAGGATTTATCCTGCAGGGCAGCTTCACCGCCTCGGCGGACTTATAGCCATGGCCCTCGATTATCCCAACACGCCATCTGTCGGCGACATCTTCAACAGCGCGCGCTGGGACGGCGCCAAGTGGACCGGCGTCGCCGCGACCGACGCGCCGGCCGATGCGAACTACTATGGCCGCCATCAATACGCGTGGGCGCAGGTGCTCCCGCTCACGGGCGGCACGCTCAGCGGATCGCTCACCCTCCCAGCCGCCGATCCAACAACTGCGGCCCAGGCCACGACGAAGAGCTACAGCGACCACAACAAAACAAGCACCAGCGTCAATTTGACGCCAGGATCGCAGTCGCTCACCGTTGCTCAGTGCGACGCCGCAGTGATCTTCTGTTATGGATCGCCGACAGGCCCGGTCACGATCACGCTCCCGGTGGCGACAACCATTCGTAATAGCTGGACGATCTTCAACCATACCAGCCAGCCGGTCACGTTCCAGGGCACGTCCGGCGGCACCGTTGTCGTCCCACCTCCCTCCGGCTCGCAGATGATCTGGACGGACACGGCTGGGATTTATCCGCTCAATAATTCCGGCCAGACCCGCGCGGCGGGCGACAATTCTCTGTTCCTGGCGACCACCGCATTTTGCAACGGCTACCTGCCGATTACCGGTGGCGTGATCAGCGGCTCGCTGGGCGTGAGCGCGGCGATACCCAGCGACACGACCGTGGGCGTCGTCTATGCCACCGACTATTCCATGCCCCTCGGCGGAAACCTTGGGTTCAACGCCTACAGTGCGACTGCGGGATGGAAGCGGCTGGCCGCCGCTCCGTCCGGCCTGTTTACCTTCGATACCAGCAATAATGTCTGGAACTGGTTTTGTGCTCCCACCGGCGCCGCCGGCAGCGCGATCTCCTGGACCCAGGTCGCGACGATGGACCATTCCGGCAACCTGAATTTGGTCACCGGGCAATTACTGGCGCCGCATGGTGCCATGATCGGCAACGGCGCCCCGATCAACGATCCGCTTAGCGTCGGTGTCGCGCAAGGCTATAACGCGCGCACAATGTATAATGTTGCCAACGTCCGCTTGTGGTCTTGCGGTACATTCTCAAGCGGCAACTTCGCGATCGGGGACGAAACCGGTGCAGCAACGGTATTGCAACTATTTATGAACGGCGGCGGCCAACTTACCGGTAATCTGGCTTGTGCGAGCGTATCGGGCGGCGTTTCCGGGGGTGGCACCCTCGCCACGACCAACAGCCACACGATCACCTTCGGATGGGCGGATCAGGTTGCAAACTCGATCACGGCCTATGTCGATAGCACTGCCAACGCCTTTGCCTTGTGCACACAAACCAATGCGTCGAAATTTTCCTATGCAAGCGGCGGTGGCGGTCCGGCCGGCGTCTCGCTCAACGGCTATGATCAGAGCAGCAATTTTTATGGCATTTTTGTCGATGCGAGCAGCGATGCGCGGATCAAGGACAACGTCGCGCCGACCGATGTCGATGCGCTCGCGGCACTGCTCAATGTCCCGATCACGCAATTCGACATCAAGGCCGACGCTGCCGCGTGGATTGGCGCAACCGGCAAGAGCATTGAAGAACGCGACGCCATGATGCGCGACGCGCAACCGGCGCACGTTCCGATCGGCATGGTCGCGCAGGAGGTGCAGCCGATCATCGCGGAAGCTGTCGGCGTGCTGGTCAATCCCGATCCTCCGCCCGACTCGCCCTTGCCGCCGGACATGCACCACCTCATCGACGCCAGCTTTACCCCGTATGTCATCCGGGCCATCCAGCAACTCGCCGCGCGCCTCGCGGCGGTGGAGGCACGATGACCGCCACCGGACAGGCCGTGCTATATCGCTGCGACAGGACGGAGCCCTGACATGCTCGACTTCCCTGCTTCTCCCGCCGTCGGCGACGTCTTCGGTACCGGCTGGCGCTGGGACGGCACCAAATGGGCCTCTGTCGGCGGCGCGGGCACGGATGCGCCGTCCGACGCCAATTACTATGGCCGTCATCAGGCCACGTGGGGACAGGTCCTGCCGCTGATCGGCGGGACCCTTTCGGGCAATCTCAACATCGATGCGGCCAGCGGCTACGGCACCGCCGTGCTCGGCGCCAAGCAGACCTATTTTCAGG